GACGTTACCATCCCCAATGGGCGCCACCTCATTTGGGCGGCTTCCATGCCGACCAAGCCGTTCGTTGATGAGGAACTGCCCTACCCCTTCCGCTGTATCCCCATCGTGGATTACGTCGTGGACGACACCAGCACGGGCGAGCGGTACAGCATGGTAGGCGACATGTGGGGGACGCAGAAGCTGTACATGAAAATCCTCGGCTACCTCTGCGACAACATGATGCTCTCGCAGAACTGCCAATGGAAGTCCACCGACGCCGACATGCCCGAAGAACTCCCCAACAAGCCGGGGTATGTCCATCATGTGCAGGGCATGGACACCTTGCTCCCCATGATGACGCCGCAGCTCAACACGGGCTGGTTCGACCTCCCCGAAATGCTGCGCTCCATCTTCCCCGATTTGTCCGGCGTGCGCCAGGTGAACATGGGTTCCACGGCCTCCGGCGTCACGGCGGCCTCGGCCATCGTCGCGCTCCAAGAAGCGGGTAAGACCATCAAGGAGCTGAAAGCCGACGGTATCCAGCGGGCCGTGTCCAAGTGGGGTCTCATGGCGGTGGAACTCATGCGCTGGTACACCGCCGAGCATTGGCAGGACATCGCGGGGAGTATCCCTGACCCTGCCAGCATGGATAGCCCTTATGACGTATCGGTTGAGTACTGCGAAGCCCTGCCGACCGACAAGGCAAGCAGGCTGAATATCGCCAAGGTTCTGGTGGACTCACATATCCTTGACGCACAGGCGTTCGCCGCCATCATTGGCGACCCGACCCTGATTGCAGAGATTGAGAAGTCGCAAGGGCGTCTTGCACAGCAGGCGCAGCAACAGGCAGCCGCACAAGCGGCGCAGCCAATGACATAGGAGCGTGAGCCATGTGGAAAGAGTTGTCTGATGACGAGAAGATAGCGCTCATCAAGCGCGACATAGAGCAGGTCGAGGCCAAGCAAGCAGCGTTCGAGAAGCAACAGAACAAGACATTCCTGTTCATGACCCCATCAGAGATTTTCGCCTATGGCGAAGCAAATGCCAGGTACGATTCCCTGATCTTACAGCGGCTTGAAGATGAGGTCGCATTATTGAGTGAGGAGTACAGGAAAGATGACTGGCCTGTCAATGGGACGTTGCTGGAGATTATCCGCAAAGGACTTAGCCAAGGAGGGCAGAGTGTACAATCCGCAGGTTGAACCGAACGTGACCGACACGCGGGGCGTTCTCGCGCAGAAACTCGCCAAGCGGAAAATCGGACAGTTGCAGGAACAGGCAACCCCTGAACAGCCCGCCGTGCAGCCCGTGGCTCCGCAGGAGCCTGTCGTGCAGCAGCCGGAACCACCGCCACAGACGGGAACCCCCGTCATCACGCCCGCTGAACGGCTGAAAAAGATAGCCATCAGCCGCCGATCCATCGGCATCTAAGGAGGAACTATGGCAGTCAATCCGAAAGCGTTTGGCAACGCCCTCGCCAACAAGTTGAGGACGTTTGAGGACAACACCAGCGAGCAGGAAAGCCCCAACAACATGGCGAAGCCTGCCGAAGAAACGACCGAAGCCCCAGCCGTCACTATCCCCGTCGCGTCCTTTCCTGATGCGATGGAGGGCGATACCTACACCGTGACGGCGGTAGACGAGCAGAACGTCACTCTCGCCAAACAGTAGACCTATGGCAGACGAAACGAACGGCAACGCTGCAACCCCCGTCGATCCCGAATCCTTCTTCACGGACACCTCGGAGCAGACGGCCCAGCAACCGCAGCCCGCAGACGCTGAACAGAAGCCCCCGTCATCAGACGCAACGGCGCAGACGCCGACGTGGAACGGCGAGGAGTGGACGTTCAAGGCCAACGGGAAAATAGTGACGCCCAAGAGCAGGGACGAACTCATCAAGTACGCCCAGCTCGGCGTCAACTACGACAGCAAAGCACGAGCCTTGAACCAGCAGAAGGCGGAACTCCTCAAACTGAAAGAGGAGATGGCGCAGCAGAAGGCACAGCCTGTCGCGGAACCCGCGAAGGCTCCCGACCTGTTCGCTTCCCCGCCTGACCCTGAGCTGGAATCCTTGAAAGCCAAGATTGCGGAGCTGGAAAAGGGTGTGTCCTCGAACATGAGTTACGCCGAGCGGCAAGAGACGGCGCGGTTCGAGCAAGCCCTGGACAGCGGGAAGGAAGCCCTTGCGAAGGAGGGCATCGACCTCCCTGATACCGAGTGGCAGGAACTGCTCCTCGAAATCATGGACAACGCCGACAACCTCCCCGATACCGCCATCGACAGCCCCGACAAGGTGATGAAGCTCCTGCGGCGCACCTACTACGAACTGCACCCCGACGCGGTGGACACCATCGCGGAGAAGCGTGCGCAAGCACGATTGGAAGAACTCAAAAAGTCCCTCGGCGCGAAAACGGTCGTCGAAGGGGCTTCCAACGGCGCGGCGAAGCGGGCAGAACGCCCCCACGATTTTCGTGAAGCCGGAGACAAAGCTTTGGAGGCATTTGACGGCCTGACGTAACGAAGGACATGACCCTGCGAAGGAGGAGTCATGGCAATTATTGAACAACTGAACGCTGCAACCACGGCGTATTACCTGCCCTTAGTCAACAACATCTACGAAGATGAGCCGACCATCAAGCGGTTCATGTCCAAGACCCGCAAGGTGGGCGGGGGAAGTACTATCAAGGTTCCCCTCGTCAACTCTCAGACCTGCTCCGGCGGAGCGTATGAGAAGAACGACACACTCACCATCACCCCCGCCGATGTCCTGACGGAAAACCACTTCCATTGGGCGCACTACTGGAAGGGGAACTCGCTCAATAAGATCGACATCATGGAGAACTCCGACAAGGCGCAGATCGTCAACCTGCTCACCGTCACCATGCAGGCTATCAAGGACGACATGCAGGACACCCTTGCGGGCGACCTCTGGTCGGCGGGCGGGACGAACCACATCACCTCCGTCCACGAGTATCTGGACTACACCAACCACGCCACCATCGGCGACATCGACCGCTCGAAGGCGGAGGGCGCGTTCTACCGTTCCAACCTGACCGCCAGCGCAGGGGCTCTCACTTATGACCTTCTGGCGACCAAGATGAACGAGTGCAAGAAGCACGGCAAGAAGTACCCCGACTTCATCGTCACCACGCAGACCCTCTGGGAGAAGTATTGGAGCATGACCTTCAACAAGGTCGGCATGATGAACTCCCAGCAAGCCATTTCCGACACGGCGGTCAAGTTCTGGGGCGCCGATGTCATCTGGAGCGACAAGATTGCCAACGGCGAGATGTACTTCATCAACACTGACCACATGTACCTCGCCGTGCACCCGAAGGACAACTTGCAGTGGTCGGGCTGGGTCGATCAGGAACCCACCAACCGCAAGAAGACGCTGGAAGGTTCCGTTGGCATCACCCTCCAGCTCATCTGCGACTTCCCCATGTCCTGCGGCCTGCTCCAGGGACTGTCCTAACCAGAACGAAGGAGCTTCATGAGGGTACGGAACGACTCTGACAAGGACATCACCCTTTCCATCAGCGGGCGAACCGAGGAATGGAAGAAGGGTGAGACCCTGGAACTCACGGAGGGGGAATACAACCTCATCATGGGTTCAACTGACTTGGAGAAGCAGTCGGCACGGACGTTCTGGGAAGGCCTGTTTCCTGACGGCCTTCCCCGCCTTGTGCCGCTGCGTGGCAAACCGAAGGAGGAGTAATGGCAACGATTTATGACTGCAAGAAAGACCCTCGGAGGAAGACTGTCTGGGGTTCACCGCAGTACGGCGTAGAGGAGACGATGGTGCTCCACTACAGCTTCGATGAGCTGGGCGGGGCGCAGGGGGATTACATCTTGGGCACCCTGCCCGCAAACTGCATCGTCAATCAGGTCGCCTACATCTGCACGACCGCGTTCTCTGGGTCGGGCGACGCTGAAACGCTGGGAACGACCTCTGGCGGCACACAGCTCTGCGCTGACATGGCGGGGGTGAGTGCTGACACGGTGACGGCGGGTGTTCCTGCCATCAACAACGTCACCATGAGTTCGTGGATCAAGATTACGAGCGACACCGACATCTACTTCACCATCGCGTCGGGCGACGCCACGGCGGGAGAGGCCTACTTCTTCATTCGCTACATCAACATTCCTGCGGCCTAGGCGGTGATGCATGGCTAGGACGAAGTTCCCATTCTTCGCATCATCTGAGGTCGCCGCTGCTACGGTAGGGGAAGGGGCGATTACT